TTGAAGATGTTGAACTTCTTTTTCATCAAGTTGTTTCGATGAAATCTCAATTCCACCTCGCAAGCCATCATCAACCGGAGTGTTTACAATCGCTTGAATAAGCCCATGTTCAACATATAACTCAGATAATAATTGCCTCATGTTTGAGACTAAATACCATCTATTGTTATTAAAAAGAGTATTGACTTGGCTTAATTGAACTCCATTGGGTAAACCATTATAGCCCCAACTTTGAAAGCCAACAGCTTCGCCAAGTCCGTTTTTTGTTGTGGCGCTCACTAATTCATTTTTAGTTATTGATTTTTTTCTTGGCACATGAAACCTCATAACGAATCTAAAATTGATAATCCCTCAAATAGTACATTAAAAGCACCCGAAAAAGCATCAACAATGTCATCATGTTCACCAAAGGGAAAACTTTCGAGTTCTTCAAAAAAAGCTTTATTCCAATTTCCCCGCAACACTTTTATATTACCGGCTTCACTTTGAGCAGAAACCGGTTTCGCTCGCGTTTCTTTGTCTTTTGTTGGACGTGATTTATGTACAGCATAGCCAGCAAGCATACGAATAAACGCATCAATATCGGATTTTCCAGAACCCCCAGGCTCTTCTTCTCCATAAATCAAAGTCTCAAATCCATCCTGAGAAGCTGTATTTTTAACAAGTCGTTCTACTCCAAGCGGTGTATCTTGACATGATTTTAAATCAGCTACTAAAAATGTCCCATTTGGGTATTTGTAAAGTTTAAGTCCTCGCGTCCAATCTGGATCTCGATTCTCTTCGTTTGGCTTTGTTGCAGCTCTATCCCAATATCGCACACATGCACTCCAGCCGTGGGGAATTGCATCAACTACTTCAAACCAAGATTCCTGGAAATAGCTTCCTGCTGTAACTTTTACATTCCAATTTGCATGCAATAATCGTTCACGGTCAACTTTCGTAAGAGCGTGAAGATTTGAAACATATTGCGGATCTTTTTCCATCAGTATTTTGTTATCTGTGATTTTAGCGGAGATAAACGTGAATGATTTTGGAAGAACATCTTTGCCAAATCGGTCAACTAATTCCTGCGGACTATCTGCCCAGTGCAATTCACTATTTGCACGCACAAAATACCGCAAAACGCCTGAACGCTCAGGGATGGCAAAACCTTCTCCGTCGATGTACCACGCAACCCAATCACGGACCCACGATGTTACATCCGGATTGCATGTTGCTCTAATGTATGGCCGCACACCACTCGTTGAGCGGTTACGCGAGAGCATATATGTGAATTGAGTCTCAGTAAAATGTGTTAATTCATCAAATCCGATGAATGGAATTTGCGCACCTTGCCAATCATAAATTGATTTCTCATGCTCCAAATGTGCAAATTTAACTGTTGAACCAGTGGGAAATCTCCACTCCAAAAACGCTTCACGTGGATGACCTTTGTACTGTTTATATATTGCCATTGATTCATGCCACAATCCACCAGGGTTACGAACTTGAGTCGAATTCCGCCTAAAAATAACAGATCGAAATTTTGAATTGTGAAAGTTTTTCAAGTGTTCCAACAATAAAGCGTAAGATTTGCCACCACCCGCAGCCCCGCCATAAAATGCAATTTCTGCTTGAGTATTCAAAAACGTGTACTGAGGTCCTTCTTGCGCAAGGGAAAGTACATCAATTTTTCTATCTTCATGGATATCTATATCTTCAGGAATATATGTGGGGTCATCGTTTATTTTTTGAATATTAAGAAGGTGTTGCAGCTCTGGGAGCATTACTTCTCTTCCGATTTATTACCATTGAAATATTTATTAGCGAATTCATCAAGCTGCTCATATGTAAGATTGAATTCTTTTGCCATTCCAGTAAGAAAGCTTTTAGTTTTGAGTTCCAATTCTTTTTGTTTTAGCTCAAGTTCTTTACGTTTATCAACGTACATGTAATCGAATTTAGTTCGCATCATGAACATCATTAAACTTGGTTCCATTTTTGCGTTCTTTATTGCTGCATTTGTTAGCTCATCTCGCGTCTTTTCACGACCTAAAGTGAGCGCTTCAGAAAATTCGGAATTGTTTTTCTTTAATTCATAGAAAGTATCACAAGAAATACCAAGGCTTTCGAATATTTGTTTATCAGTTAATAGATTAGAAGCCATCTCAAAAACTCGACTAAGCATCTTTTTATCAACTACTATTCTTTTTGCCCCCCGCTTGGCAGGTGCTGCTTTTTTAGAGGAGACCATTGATATCTCACAGAATATGGGTGGCGATAGGTGGGATTTCCACCCACAACTCTCCCGGCTAAAGGGACTCTAAGTATTTGAGTTACTATCGCCATGAAAAATAATAGGGGCCCGATGTTAATCAATTGTAAGCTTCTCGGTTTAGCAATTTCTATACGGGGCCCTATATTAATATAAACGATTTAAATTTTTTGTCAATAAAGTGGCTCTACTCGCTTGACAAAAAATTTAAATCGTTTATATTAATTATATGAGCCCACCTTTGAGAACTCACCTCAGTATCTACAATCTAACCTACCACATTCGCCCAGAGACTCCAATCTGGGCCTTTTCTGTTACGTGTTACAGTACTGTAACAAATCCTGTTACACCGAAAACAAACTGTAACACAAAACTGTAACACAAATATGTTCAACTCTCACGTGAATAAATCGAATTGATGTTACAGTGTTACGCCTGTTACGGTTTTTTTCCTCCTCTCATGTATTCGTGTTTTTTATTTTTCTATTACCATAACTTATACACTACTGTAATGCAGTTCCTCCTCGGTTACGGTGTTATCCTCTCCTCTAAAATTTAATCAACTTAGTAAATAAGTAAAGAGAACTGTAACACTGTAACAAAACAGCAAGTTATCTTACTCTCCCTTGGTGTATCAAAGTTACGTTACAGTTTGTTACACTGCTACAACTCCCTCGTAACAACTGTAACACTGTAACAAAATTCTGTAACAGCTTAAATTGTGTGCATAAAACGTCAATAAGTCGCTATTCAAAAAACAATTTAAAAAATCGCTTGACAAAAAATTTAATTCATTTATATTAATTATATGGACACACACATCGTGTGGAGTATGGATAAAAGGAATAACGAAATGGCTGTCGTCACCTTGCAAGATTTTTTAAGCGACCTCCTCACGGATAGTATTACGGTAGTGATTATCAAAATTTCATTCATTTGGTTTATGGTAAGACTTCTTGTCAGCACCATTGAAGAGATTATGGTAACTTTTTTTATAACAACAATGGTTTTAGTCCATTCCGTTCTTCAGAAAATAAAGGAGGTAGGTCGTGGAGGACAGTGAAAAAGAGAAATTGGCTCGACAGCGAATATACCAAAAACGCTATCGTGAGCGGAATCGAGAAAAATTAAGACTCAAGGCCAAAGAATACAATGAAGCCAATAAAGACAAATTAGCATTTGTAAAAATTGGACGGTACCAAAAAAATAAAGAAACAATTCTTAAACGTTATCACGAGAGGAAGGAAATTAGAAATGATAAGTAAAGAAATAAACCTAAAAGTATTTGATAGAGTAAGACTAGTCCCATGTAAAAACCGTGATTTGACTAATTGCGTGAAAGTCTTTGATAACTCTCTCACTGAGCTCCGTCAATTTCGTAAAATCTATAATCAACGTGAATTTGAAGAAATGATTGGCCACATTAAGAAAGTTATTCAGTTAAATGAAAACACACACGTCGAAGTCCATTGTGCACAGCGAGGAGTTCATGAGTTTGTGCAGAAAATGAGGAATGCGGCATGAATCCCGCCAACTTAACCTATCGATTTTTTCTTATTTCAATGATACATGGTGCAATTATTGCACTTATATTGTACTCCGATCAACCAATAATAAAGAATACAGTTTTGATTGTTCTTGCTTTATACTCAATTTTAAACTCTCTGAGCTTTTATTATGTCATAAAGAAAACGGGGTATAAGCCATGACTCTCACAAACGGCGAGATGGAAGATTTGCTGTTGATGTTCAAGCGCTATCCTAAATTTGAAGAACTCACTCTTACAATTATGGAAGCCTGCCTTAATGAATTCAACGGTGAATTGCCTGTTACTAAACGATGTATTGAACTTGAATTAGAGAGTTTCACAGATGATTTTAATGAATTCTTAAACGAAAGTAACTAAATTAACATATTTAACCAAGGAACTATTATGCTTTATGAACATCAAAAAGAAGCCATAAAACTACTCATACGCAATGAAAAATTTGCGCTTTATCATGAACAAGGTTTAGGAAAAACAATCACATCTATCATTGCCGCTGATTTTTGTTTAAAAACTGACCCACAGAATTATGATGAAATACGAGTTATTTGTCCTGCATTTTTGCAACAAAATTGGTTTCAAGAGATTAAAAAATGGTCTAAGTTTCCCAATAAATATAAAGTTTTCTCTTATGAGAAATTCTCCAACCTCGCCACCAGCACCCAACAATGTTCTTTTTTTATCGTCGATGAGGCTCATTATATTAAAAATAGAAGAGCAAAACGCACCGATGCTGTGGCAAATGCCGTGATTCGAGCAAAGAGAGCCGTACTTTTGACCGGTACACCCATTGGCAATGGCAGCATTCTTGATTTGTACACCCATCTCGTTTGTCTCAATCACAAACACGAATACGCGAATTATCGTGCATTCTACAACCAATTTGTCGAACACAAACAACATAAGTTTGACAAGCCAAAGCCCAAAAACGTTGAGCAATTCATGCGCATATTAGAGCCATACACTCAACGTAAAACTAAAATGGAATGTCTCGATCTTCCCCCAAAAACGTACAAAACGATTATGTGCAAAGGCTCAAAAGCCCCCAAGCATCTCCACGTTTCCCACAAAATGCAGCTTCAAGAAGGCTTTCCAGTTGATGTGCAAATCAAAGACGATGATACGGTGCTTGATATTGTGCGATATGAATCAAGCTCAAAAAAGCTTGAAACGCTGAGCCAAATCATTGACTGTCTCGCTCCGAAAACTCAGGTCGTTATCTACGTCGCATTTATCAAAAGCCTTGAATATATTTCACGTGAATTGAAAAAAGAGAAAATTACTCACGAATGTTTTTCAGGTCAATTGTCTGAAGGTCAAAAAAATCTCATGCTCTCCAATTTCAAAAATGGGAAATTCCGCATCCTGATTGCGACAATGCAATCACTCAATGTAGGTGTCACGCTGACTAACTGCTGCAACGTTATTTATTACTCACGGACATTTTCTTGCACTGAGCGAGCACAGAGTGAAGACAGGTTCCATCGGATTGGGCAACACAATGTCGTTGAGTACATCGATATTGTCAGTGAAGGCATTGACGAACGAGCGTTTGAGTTAATTAAACAGAACAAATCTATCGACGAAATTCAAGCAGAGCTAGAGAAACTTTAAAAATTTAAATTAATTAAATTTTTATTTGACAATTTAATTGGATGATGTTAATTTAAACCATTAATGTTTTTAGGAGAATGAGATGGCAAGAACCGAAGCCGCAAAAATAATGCGAGTGAATAAAAAGCCTGAAGCAAAATTCCAAGAGATTTTCTGTAAGTGGTTAGAGAGTCTTCAATGTGGGTTCGTGCATGAAATCTCATACACAGGAACTAGTTACTATGTAAAGAAAAAATACCTTCCCGATGTGTTTTTCTATACAAACCGTGGAACTTATGCTTTTGAGTTGAAGTCTAATGTGGGTAAAACAAACCGGTATCAGAAAGCTTGCCATGCTCGATTAAAACAATCAGGTGTAATGGTGAGTGTAGTACCCCCAAAAAAATTCGAAGAATTTAAGAATTTGTTTGCAATGGCATGGGGACTAGAGACTGAAATAATTAATAATATGAAGGCGGGATTATGTTAAAACTTAGCGCATCAAATTTGTATCGATATTTTATTTGTCCCGCAGCAATGCTGCATGAGCAAGGTTATGCTGAGAAAAAAATTACGAAATATAGTGAAGATGGCACACTTAAGCATAAAGAAATGCAAGAAGCCTTTGAGAAACCTGAGGGATATAATAAAAGTGAAGCGGCGAAAAGTTTAATAACAGCTCTAAGAGTATATACTCAACTTCCATTTTTTGCGCATTGTGTCGTATTAGAAGAAAAAATAAGATACAAATTTCCTGAATTTGAACTCGTCGGTACTCCTGATTTTGTTTATTATTCTCAAACAAACGTAGGCTCTGTTGATATATTTATTATTGACTATAAATTTGGATATCAGAAAGTTTTAGCAAAAGATAATGTGCAATTGCTTGCATATGCTCTCTTGTTAGAATCACAACGAACTTTAGGAGTACAATTTAATTATCATGTAGGTATCTGGCAAGATGATATTTTAGATATTGTTAAAGTAACAAGCGAAGAAGTTAATCAATTTTTATTTCAACTTACTGAAATTGTCATATCTGCAATAGGCCATACGCCTGTTTATAAACCTTCAGAAACTGGTTGCAAATGGTGTCAACATCGACCAAATTGCCATGAAATTAATCTATACGTTGAAGAAGGACAACAACTTATTGAGACTAATTTAAATAAAAAATTAACTCACCTTCAAAAGTATGAATACCGTAAAAAACTCTTACAATCTAAAAAAATAATTGAATATGCTTTGGAAGATGCGGAAGATTATTTTAAAAAAGAGTTAGCGAATGGGGCTATGTTAGATTTTTGTGAATTAAAGTCTAATGGTTCGATGAAAAGTTGGTCTAAGAATTTCACAGAGAATGAGATTTTATCTGCATTAGCAAAAGCTTCAGGGCGTACAGAAGATTATTTTATTGACCTGAAACTTAAATCTGTGTCTCAAGTAAAGGGCCTTTTTGCAGATATACCAGAAGATTTAATTGAGTCTCGTGAGAAAGCAAAATCTTTAAAAGTGAAAGAAAAGGAGGGATATGGGAAAAAACAGATAACGGATGATTTGTTTTGATTATTTTTATTAACTTTGTTTTATTTTTTAACTATTTGGAGAATTATTTATGTCTTATTCTATTGTTTATAACGAAACTAAAAAAACTGTTGAACTCGAATTAAAAACTTTAATGGATAGTGCAGCACTTATCACCCCAAAAAGATTTATGCGAGATGGCAAGCCTCAGGGCGAATCTAAGTACAGTATCCGTTGCCTCTTAAAGACTGACAAATGTGAGAATTTCCGCAAAGAACTTGCAGAAGCCACAGCTAAACTCTGTAATGGCACAACTCAAATTCACCCCGCTTTTGCTAAAATGAGTACTAAGCCTCAATATATCGTGCGAGACTTTTTCAAGGTGGGTAAAGAAGTCATTGCGGAAAAACAAGAGCTTGATGAAAGATTAGAGAAAAATGCAAGAAAAAATTATTCCCCAGCTTTGGATTATCTCAATGACTTATGTTATTTTTTTGCATCTAGTTCAAATAAATTTCAACCACGTTTATTTGATAAATTTGGAAATGAATTAAAAGATGTAGAAGAAAAATTCTTTGAGCCAAGTTTCATAGGTAAAATCCGTCTCAATATTAAATTAGTTTATGTCTCTCCAAATACTTATATCGTGCCATATATCAATGCTATTCAATACATTGCTCCATCAGAGATTAGCTACAAATCTTCTGTGATTTCATTTGGCGAGTCAGACTCTGGCGATAATATGTTTGGAGATGCCGTCAAAAAAGACTCTTTTGATGGTAATTATTATGATGTTTCGAAAGAAAAACCTAGGATTAAAATTCCTAAAGATGTGAAAGATGCAGTTGATTTATATGTAGACGAGTTCGCTTAATTGCGAACTCTTAATGGAGAAAATTATGAAAGAATCAAATATAGTAACTGATTTACCTTTAGCAAATGCGTATACAGCATCATTAAAATTACAAGAGGAAAAGAATAAACGAACAATAGAGAGGCTTGATGTAAGAGCATGCTTATTAATTTTACAACGTCGTATGATGGAATTGGAAAGAGACCTATTAATTAATGCTAGAGCTTATGAAGCCCCAGCTAGAATAGCTGAATTGAGGGATTATATCGACAAACACATATTAACTATATTAGAAAAAGAAATGGAATAATACTATGTACCTATTCATAGACTTTGAAACTTATAGTCCAATTGATATTAAATGCGGTGTGAGAAAATATTTATCACATCCAGACGCTGATATAATTTGCGGAGTATTTAAACTTATTGGACAAGATAGAATTTGTATAGATGGTCTCTCTATTGAACGATTAAACAATAGAAGTGGTATAGATGCCGCATATGTAGGTAGTTTATTTAATAACGCCAAATACATTGTTTGTCACAACATTGAATTTGATTTAGAAGTTTACCTACGTATCCTTCAACAAAAATACGATTTTCCTAAAATACCTGAGCATATTAAATTCATTTGTACTAAAAAACGTCAGGACTTTTTTGGTCAACCATCGAGTCTCAAAGATGCAGCCAATTGGTATCAATTAGAACAAAGAAAAGACACACGGGGTAAGGAGCTTATTCGATTACTTTCGATGCCTAAAAAAGATGGTACGCGTAATTATGATGAAACATTGGAAAATGAGATGCTTCAGTATTGTATCCAAGATGTCCATACACTTAACGATTTATTCTTTACCCAAATGGATTTCGCCAAATCTTTCCGAATCAAAAATAATGATTATGCAATCCAATGTTTGGACTTAAAAATCAATCGAACTGGTATGCCAGTCAATTTAAAACTTGCTGAAGAACTTGTTAAAGTTGCAGAAGCTCAAACAGCAAAAGCTCAACTCGACGCTTGTAAATTAGTCGATGATTTTAATCTCCCAAGCCTTACACAAACTGCGGCTTTAAAAAAATATATAAAGGAGAAATTTGGATATGACGCGGTTTCGTTTGACGATAAAAAACAAACGCATGAAAAAGCTCCAGAACTCGTGCAAAGACTTCTTGAGTTGCGTAATGTTTGTAATAAAAACAGCCTTTCAAAAGCCCAAGTAATTCTAGATAATTCAGTCAATAATCGATTGCATAATCAATTGAAATACTGCGGAGCTCACACGGGTCGTTGGGCAGGCCGAGATTTTCAACCTCAGAATCTTCCTCGCGCGAGTGATGAGAATGACCCCGCAAGTTATGTCCGAAACACGATTTCTTGTGGCAATAAAACTACTTTAATCGTAATGGATTACGCATCAATTGAGCATAGAGCTTTATTTTATCTAGCTGTGAAATTTATGGAATCACAAGGTTTTAAATGCGAAGACACTAGGAAACATTTTCTCAAATTCTTTACAAAAGATGATCCATACATTGAGATTGCCGCTAAAATATACGACATTCCAAAAGAACAAATCACTAAAAAATCTCGTGAGCGTCAAGTTGGTAAAACTGCCCATCTTGGTCTTGGGTATGGCATGGGTGTGAATAAGTTCATTGTTTCCTCGAAACAACAAGCAAATCTAGACTTCACGGAAGAAGAAGCCAAAAAAATCGTCGATATTTATCGTTCAACTTATACAATGATACCAAAGCTTTGGTATTATCTCATTGGTGAATTTATTGCTTTAGTGGACGTCCAAGAAGAACAAACAATTGATTTATTTCATGGTATGACTTTGACTTATAAACCTGCACTCAAAAATGATCGAAACTGCCTCATGTTACAGCTCCCCAACGGTAGGCCGATATTTTATTACGATTTGCGACTGGAAGAAGGTGAGTATAATGGTAGGCCGAGAAAATCATTAAAGGTTGGCAATTTTTATGTACATGGTGGTGAGCTTGTAGAAAATTTAGTCCAGGCGTTTTGTAGAGACCTTCTTGCAGATGATATGCTCTTGCTCGACAGCCAGCTCGAAAAGGGTAGAATTGTACTCCACGTGCACGACGAAATTGTAGTGGAAACATATGATGATACGCTCGATATGAACTTAAAACATGTCGAAAATTTAAAGGAAAATAGGCATGAGTGGTGCGAAGGCTTTCCAATTGATACAGAAATCTACACTTCTAAGTTTTATAGAAAATAAAAAAACCACCGGTTCCGAAAAACCGATGGCATATTTTGCAAGAATGACTATCAGCCAAGCTTATTTAGAACATCGCAGTTAACCAATCCAATGCAAACATGACTAATTTGCATTGGATCTTTTCAATAGTCAAGAGAAAAGGTTTTTCTTAATGCAAATTATTGATTCTACGCATTACCTCAATCAATTCGAAATATTTTGTAAGCATTTAGGACAAAAAACTCTCGCTGGCGTCATTATCGGCGAGCGGGGAGCGAGGAATGTAATCCTCGATGCTAATTCACATAAAACTATCAAACTAAAGCCTAAAGAAAATCTTTATTTTGTACCCCAGCAATGCGAGATTTATTCAAAAGCAGATTGCGTTAAGAAAATCACCACATTGTTTTTAGATGTTGATGAGATTTCAATTAAATCAGATTTAGTAAAAGGGGTAGATGCTTCTATAGTTCTTGAACGTAGTGATCGAAAGGCCTTCCAAGTATTTTTCTTTCTTGATTTTGAACTTACGCCTGAAGAATTTAAAACTTATCAATTAAAACTTGCGAGAAAATTTGGTGGTGATACGTCAATCACTAATCCCAATAGACTTGCACGAGTTGCGGGATTTGTGCGAGGAGAGAAGAAAAAAGATAAGAAGATGAAACTCGAAAACGACTTATTTTATGAAACCGTTTATGAGGGGAAATTAAAATACTCCCGTGAAGAAATTGATAAAATTGTCGAATGTGAATTTGACAAAGAAACTGGCGAAGTCTTTGAAGAAATGCCAGAAGATAAGCCCCAAGCTTTTGAAGAATTACATCGCGATTTTACTATAGAAGAAGGTATTTTTTACACTTATTTTCTCAATAAAAGTAAAGGTGAAGGTACGTCAAACATTCTTTTTCGTTTTGGTTGTTTTCTTCTTGAACGCGGAAGTTCTCTTGAACAATTTGAAGAATTTGCTAGCAAGAATCATATAAAAATATATGAGATTTCTCATTGTGATGAAGAAGAGTGGGCAACTCTCAATATAAATACACGTAAATATGCAAGAAACCAACAACGGAAAGATGAGAAAGACTCCTTCAAAGCCCCCACGGATGGGCTTAAATCAAAAGATGAATTGTTAGAAGAGTATCCTTTCTTACATACAGCTTATGCAGATATCAAAGATTATTATTTTGTGGAAGATGAGGATAAATTCTACAGACATGAAAATGAAAAACTCATTCCAATTACGAAAAGCATTTTCTCATCAACATTTTCACGGTATTTTGCCAAAGTTTCTAAACAAGGCAAGATAAAACCTAAAAATCCCGTAGATGTAATTCTTGCGCGAGAAAATCGACAACATTTTAACATCGTCTCATCAAGGCTCTATATGCCACATGCGGCTTTAGTTGAAGATAAATGCCTGAATACTTGGGCATATCCGAAGCTCAAAAGTGCCGACAACGGGTCGACGACAATCTTTTTGGAACATATTAAATTTTTATTTGCAGGCCAAACCACGACTACCGGATCTGACCTGGGTGAATTGTTTTTAGACTACCTCGCCTATGCGTATTTAAGCAAGACGCCGCCCACTTATGCCTATTTAATTTATTCAGAAAAATTTGGATTAGGACGGAGTTTCTTTGCGTCAGTCATGAAGAACTTGATGGGCAATAATGTGTCGACTCCAACTGACAAAATTGCAAAAGAGCAATTTACGGGCTGGTATTCAACAAAACAGCTTGCCATAATTGAAGAGCTTGGCGAAGATCGCAATTTTTTCGAACAGCTCAAACCGATCATTGGGAATAAACATGTTTCACATAGACAAATGGGCAAAGATTCACAGACAGTCGATAATCATTGTTCAATCCTTATGCTCACAAACAAAATTAAAGCTCTTAATATTGCCAAAGGAGACCGCCGGATAGCAGTCGTGCACATGCACCAAGAACCTAAGGATAAGAGCTATTACACCCGCCTCTATGGATGGGCTGAGAATGAGGCCAACATAGCCGCGCTCGCACAATTCTTTCGCCGACGTTTTGAAACTATGGACCGAGAGATGATGAAGGGTCATGCGCCACTTACAGAAGCGAAACTTCTCACACAGCGGCTTGTGACTGACACAGAAACTCAAAATATCGAGGAGGCACTCAATGAAATTAGTTTTGGTCTTGATGGTGAGTTTGTATGTCAACGGATGTTGGTCGAACGATTATATCCCAACGTTACTGACGCTGTCGTACGTTATAGGGGACTTGTGGCCTCTCGTTTGAGTAATTTGAATTATTCTCCGCTTGTTATTGGCAAAAGCATTCGTTTTGGCGATGAGATTAAACGTGTGACAATTTACGTAAAAACTTCGCTCGCGACAAAACACGGGAAAAATTTACAGAAGGTCATTGACCTCTATAGGGATTTCGTTTCAGGTGGTAAGCAGAAGAATAGTGTTGTGGCAGTAGAAGAATTTTCAGAAATCGAGAAGAACCCTACTCAAAATGATTCAGACGGAGCGCAGCAGGCGCCAGAATCCCAACCAGAAGATTATACACAAGAGAATGCGGAAAACTTTAAGAAGACGAAATTTTATTCAGTTCTCTTAAATCTAATGGAAGGAGAACCTGAATGTCTCCCCATAAAAGAGCCACAGAATGACAAAATTACCCCTGAAAAAAAGCCACGAACTAAAAAACCCCCGGTGGTACATCCAAATGTTGCCAAGGCTCAAGCTCTGAAAGCTGAAGAAGAAGCTACTGGAATCAAACACGTTCAACAGCATACTTGTGCTGATTTAAAAAAAGCGAGAGATGAGTTTTTAACGCAAAATATTGAGACAGATTTCTTAGAGACAAACGAATATACCACCAAATTTAAATAAATTAAATTTTTCTATTGACAGATTAACATCAATCATTTATATTAATTTAAGTGATTGATGTTAATTTGGAGGGAAGTCAATTTGTTTGTAAAAAAAGTCCCCAAGTGGCTGAAAAAATTACCACCAGGGCAATACACCGTGAATGAGGTCTCAAAGATTACTGGCGGCACTTATGCAAATATTTGCCAACGGTTCAAAGTTTTAGAATTGCCTCGGCATCCGATAAAACTCGGGAATTTTAAATTGATTAAATATGAGTGGGTGGGTTTTGAACAATATGAAAAACAAAATAAGGAGGATTTAAATGGTAAGTGATATTGAAAAAATTCATAAAGTAAATGCTTTATCGGAAATATTGAATGAAGGGAATAGAGTAACAGTTGAAGCATTATTTTGTAACAATGCTCTTTGGATTCTTTGCAAACTACGAGAATATTTATTACAACAACAAGTAAAAGTGTTTTGTATAAATATTAAATATCAAAGTGGCCATTCTGGTACTCATGGAGTTTTCTTTTCAACATTTGAAGAAGCTAAAAAGCGAGCATTAGAGATAGAAGAGACTGAAGAATTTTTAGAGGTTAGTG